AGTCTCTGCTCCTGTTGTACTATTAACTCTGTAAGTTATAAAACCGTTTTTGGACCTGACTGGTCCGCTAAAACTTGAATTTGCCATAATTAAGTCTCCTTAATAACCCTATCGTCTTTTGGCGTTGTCTGCTAGGTCAGTCGATAGGTAAATATAAAATCCTAGGTAAGGGTTTATACTACTGCTAAACGAGGAGAAAAGAAAGAAAAAAGGGAGCCGAGGCCCCCTTCTCTGTAATACTGAGTGATAAAGTGTATTACGACTTCAATATTTGGTTATGCTCCAGGGCTACCGAATACTGCACGGGGGTCAGACCACCCGAACGAGTATCTTTCTCTAGCCTTATAACGCACGTTGCCAGTGTCAAAATCAGCTTCCATAGAAGTTCTGATTGGTGAACGATCAAACATTTTGAATCCGTTCGGACAATCAGTCTTTATGAACCAAGCGTCAGTGTCAGTAAGATAATGATTAACTGTGTAGCCTTCTGGGACCATGCCCATATTCTTCATAGCGTTAATGTCATTATCTGACGTACCAACTCTTCCAGGTGTTTCCAACAATCTGTCGGCAGTGAATTGTAGTTCTTTAGGAATGATTAATTTCGTTCCTTGAAGAGCTACTTTCAGTCCACGTTCGTCAGTAAAAGCTGCAATGTCAATAAGAGCTTGTTCCAATGAAGTTTCATTCAGGTCAGCTGCGGTTGAAAGTTCGTTACGCAAATTAGCACCACCCACAGTTGGGTGATCCGTTGCGCAAAGTTCTTTACCGTCTCCGCCTAAGTAACTTGTATTGAAAGCTCTATTTAAAACAGCTGCTGATTTTACTTGCTTCGTGTTTGCCATACTTCGGGCTAGCGCGCGAGTGTATCTTGCTGACAGTCTGTCATAAAGATTATCCTCGACGGCTTCCTCCGTAATTGAAAACGCCAGTGCTATCGTTTCGTGAGTATACCTTGATGTAAACGCTTCTTGCGCTGAATCAAATGCAACTCCTGCTCCTTCTGACTTGACAGGTGCGCTATCAAAGCCTGTTAGCATTACTTCTTCCTCGAAAGCACGATCACTTGACTCGACATCATAAATTTCTTCATGTTCTCTGTCATATCTATCGTACTCAAGTCCGAATAATGCGTTTAAGCCTGGAAGCAATTCTTTGACCAATTGTGCTCTTGAAATAGCCATTAATTACTCCTATGTACCTGCAACGGGACCTCTGTAAGCATGTTCGTTAATTTGTACTACCAAATTAGCGTTATTGCTTCCGAGATCGCCATTATTGTCGTCTTGAACAACACCAACGATTTTAAGCTGAAGTGCTTGCGTTGTGTTTATAGTGCTAGAGTCCAGTTCGCGTGTGGAGACGCCAGTTGTTGAACTTCCACCTATGCCGTCTGTGTCAGCATTTCTGCCAATACATGTTACAGCTGAAGCACCATCTGCCTGAACAACAAACAACTGATTGGGGTCGTCATAGACAAATACGTCTATAGCTCCTCCGCCTAGTGCCGTTGTGCTGGCTGGATAGTAATTCTTAAAGGTAGGAGTTCCGTCAGTTGCAACATAATACACATGTGAAAATACACCAACAATGTTGGCAGAACCAGCTGCCGCTCTGTTGATGTAACCACCCGCGAATATAACAAGATCACCTTGGTAGATGGCCGTGCCGTATCCTGATGGATCAATGCTGTATGAGTTTGCTTGCTGAACAGCTGAACCAGTGTTTAGACCTTTGTATGGTCTAAGCCCAAAGGCTTTGTCTACATTTGCCATTCAAACTTTCCTCTATATCAAGATTAATATTATAGAACCCTTAGCTCGAAGAGCCTTGAGTTCCGCCAATTGTTACGCGAGATTGTCTATTAGGTTTACTAATTGACATGCTAGGATGTACTCCGTCTTTCATCAAATCGTTATCTACAGCGTCCATTTGACCTTGTTCTTTACTTCTAAAGTAGGTCGACCTTTCTTCTATAGTTTCGACTGGCATCCGACACAGTATCAGTCCGCCAACACCAATTACTCCTTGAAATTTTCCTTCATCCATTACGGGAGAATCAAAATCAGGATGTTCATCTGCTCTCACAGGTTCCCAGCCTTCACGAAGTCTAGCCATGACGTTCTTCTGATCGTCTTGACCTCTAACTTCCATTCTTACCCAACGGTGAACGTATCCTTCAGGAGGATTCGGTGCATCCAAAGCGGATGGGGGAGCCCATTGTTTTCTCGTAGCTTTCTTTTCGCGAGTTTGGGCTTCGCGTGGTTCGCGACTTTCGTCGACTTTATTTTTATCTTGCATTGTTGTCTCCACGTTAATCAACATATTTCGCATATTCATCTAAAGGCACACCCAGTTTCTTTGCTATTGCTACCTGTGATGGTGTGAGTCTCACAGATCGGCGCCCAGTTTTAGCACTGCGCTTTGCAGGAGCTACCGCTTGGGCGGGGCGATTATTTTGATGAGCGTCCCCAAATTTATGTGGAAACTCATCTCTAATTCGTTTATCTACTTCACTATAGTATTCATTTGAGTTTGCGTCAAATCCTTCTCCAAGTAAATCTTGGTGAATTACAAAGGAAGTCATGGTCATAGCTTTATCATCCCCGAACCAAGGATTGCCTTCCGCCCAAGCTTCCGCTTTAGGGTCTGGTCGAACAGGGGCATTGTTTTGCTTTGAAAAGTCTTGCTCATACTGAGGCGGGGCAGATACTTGTTGGGCTGCTCTGTTTTGGTTCAACGCTTGCACGCGCTGGGCTTCAACAGCTAAAGCCGCTAGTTTTTGTTGGGCTTCTACTTGTTGATCTGTGTTCGCTTCCTCATTAGCTCGTTTTAACAAACCCTTGGTCGCTTCAGTTTCAGCAGTGATTCTGTTTGCCTCAGCAATAATATAATTACTGTCTACGTTTTGTTTTTGTTCTTTTAAAGAACTATTTTCTATATGGACGTTTTGCGCGTACTGAGTTGCGGCACTCTCTCTTCTTTCTGCTTCGCGCAACTTAGCGGTTAGTTTGTCTATCCGCTTTTTTACTCCTTTACTATATTCTTCATGCTCGTCTTCGGACTTATCTTCTATAAAAGCAGTCTTATCTTCTTTTTGGATATTGTTTTCCAAAACTGGTTTTGAGGGGGTTACGGCTTCAAAAGAAGGTACATCCTCTTCTGAAAGCTCTACATCTACTTCGGGTCCTGTGTCGTCAATCTGCACAAGTTCTTCAGCGGGGTTAAGATTAAGTTTATGTTTTGGCATGGGTTTTTCCTCATGGTTTAGTATTGATGCAGAATTGCTTCTGGGTCCGATACTTTGGCAATGATTTCATCATCGTTAAGTATTTTTATTTCACCGCCTTCAATTTGAAAACGAGAACCAGCGTATCGTCCAAACAATACCCAATCCCCTTCTTCGCACCAAGGGCCAGTAGAAAATCTTTCTCCGCTGTAAGCTAGGGAGCCAACTTTTAGGACATAACCTAAAACGGTACTCACTTGCTGTCTTCCAAGCGTTTCATCTGTTAGCTCAATTCCTCCACTCGTCTTTCTTTTGCCTCGGTATGGAAGAATCATAATTCTCCATCCTGTAGGCTCAGGGAGTTGTTCTAATAGTGAATCTTGTATTTTTTCAGGGTTAAGAGAAACCCCTTCGTCGTAGGCTTTTTCTAAAGGAGTTTTACTAGCATCCTCTTCGGCCCATTTTTCTTCTAGCGCTGTGTTAGTCATTTTCAATGTCCTGGTTTTTTAGAATCATTCTAATTTCTTCACGAATGAAGTTAAGCGCTTGAATTTGACCAACAAGATTACGATAGTGAGACCAATCTTTTGTTTCGCCATTGATCATCATTTCTTGTATTTGCTGTTCTTTTTTTCCTATGGCGCGCGTTACAGCCGTCGCGAAGTCTATTATGTCTATGTCTGTCTCCTAGGATTATAGTTTGCATATCCTATACCTGTCAAGGATTGTGGTACAGGGATGGTTGTCAGTCCTCCCATATTAGGAACGCCTGACGCTCCATAAGGGTCTGCTTGGTATTGTCCTGTTAAATAAGGGTTGTTTCCAACTCTTGCTGGATCTATTGTGTATTTTTGGGCTGCTGCTGCTTGAGCTGCTTCATTCGCTGCTTTCTCAGCGTTTAGTTTGTCTATCATTGCCTGCATTTCTTCCATGGTCATGCCTTGCACACCTGTTGTTCCTGTACCTGTTCCTGTGTCTGGAGGAGGAGTCGTCGTGTCTGGAGGAGGTGTTCCTGTTCCTGGAGGAGGAGTCGTCGTGTCTGGTGGAGGTGTTCCTGTTCCTGGTGGAGGAGTCGTCGTGTCTGGTGGAGGGGGCATTGTAGGAGGGTTTGTTCCTGTCCCCACGCCCATATC